GCCACACCCGGTTTGACCGTGATGTTTATCGCCCGCTTCACGTTGCTCCAGCCGATGACAATGCGGTCGATGCGCGGATTCACGCCGTCCGCCGTGGTTATCGTCAAATCCAGCGGCGCGGTATTTTGGTAGTGGTATCCGTTGATCCAAGCCGAACCCGGCTGCACAGTCACGGTCATGCCGGAATTGACGCCGACAAGTAGATTGTCGGATGTTCTATAGAATATACCGTTACTCACCAGATCACCGAAATAGGCGGCGAAGTCAGTCGCGTCATAGACGCGATCCCCGCTGGAACTGTTGAAAAATCCTGATTTCTCAGCCATTGATTATCCCTCCGCTTCTATATCAAGTGGCGGTGTTTCGCCGCCGTCAAATGAAAATGTTGCCGCCGTCCCGCCCCGAGGATATGTCAGCTGAATGATATAGTACCCGGTCGGAAGCGCCGTGCTGGAGGCGGCGTTTGTGACCACGCCTGATGCGCTTATTTGAGCGAGAAGCATTGTCGAGGAATTTGCTACAGGGAAAATCATGCCGACTGTTGTGTACGGCGGGTAAAAATTCGCGTCTGTTATCGTGAGAATCGTTCCCCCGGCGGCAATGGCCGAGGTGATCTGAATCCGTTCGCTGAACACCACGACCTCTTTGGACACATAGGAATATGAGCCGTTGTTGGAAACGCCACCGGCATATGTTTTCGTGATCGCCGTGTCATCGGGGATGGCAATTTGAATTTGCTGCCACGCCGTCCATGACGTAGCCGACGATCCCGTCCGCACCCACATATCCGCTACCGAGTTGCGCTTCGTTATAATCTGGCGCATCGAAGTGTTCGAGTAATACCGCTGCACGATGAGATGTGAAGCATTTCCGCTGCCAGTCCAAGTGCCGACAGGAAAATTTGTCGCGGTCGATACATTATAAAAAGTATACTCCCCAGCGGTGCGGTAATCGTTGAGGTTGACGGCACCGCCGGAAGCGTAGGTATCGGTTATGAGCCGCTGCGCGTAGGTGTTCGCTGTGCTGGGCAGAGCATCAGCGGATATTTTTGGAAGCGTCACCGCGCCGTCCGCGAGGTCATCAGTAGGAATTCCGGCAGACGGTTTTTGATACGCCGTGTCCGCATTGCCAAGCGAGGTCTGGACGGTAGCGGCGAGCTTTGCCTTGGCGATGGTGCCATTCGCTATTTTCACATTCGTTACCGCACCATCGGCCAGCTTCTCTGTGGTCACCCCGCCGTCCGGGATGTCACCACCTCCGCCGCCACTGCCGGAGCCTGTAGCTGCAGCGGTTTCCTGCACTTCTTTTATCCCGGCGTTTAGCTTCTGTCCGATGGACATCTGCTGCTTTCCGAAGGTGACGTCAAGGCTCATGCCGTCGCGGCCATAATACTCGGTGACTTCGGTAATCCGTGCGGAAAGCGAGATATTCCAGCGTTTGGACACCGCCTGAATCTTGCTTCCGATATCGAAATCGGTCTTGTAGTTCAAATTGCCGTACTGGTTGACGGTCACATCAAAAGCCTGAACCATCGCCTGTTCCGCGAGCTTTGTATTCCCACGAAAAACCAGCGCATCAGTGTAATCACCGGAAATGTCAGCGGATTGCAGATCTTTCGCATCCACGAATATTTCATGCCGCCCCTCACCGGAACCGGAACCCACGGTCACAAAGGTGCGCTCGAAACCTTCGCCCTCGCCGCCGACAAGGGCGAAGCTGGCGTAATCCATAACGCTCCGTGTAAACACTTGCTCGATGATATTCTCATATTCTTTGGAGAACACAACCGAGGTCGCGGAGCCGATATATGGCATAACCGCGAAGAAGCCTGTGGTCGGATTGAAGGTTGTTTTTATCCCCGTATCAGCAGCAGAGCACAGGTCGGTGACGGCGTCCAGTAGATTTTTATAGCTGATCTGCGTGTTGACGCTCACTCCAAGCATAGAGGCGGTATAACTGAGCCCGCTGATCCTGCGGTCGGAATCGAACGGAGAGATTAGATTCTGATTCAAGAGTGTACCGATTGCGGAGCCGAGATCGCCCGATAATGTCGTGGTCGCGTATACAATTCGCCGCGCTAAAAAGCCTGTAGCAAACCGCCCGGAAACCGTGATAAATTCCTGCTCCTGCATGGTCATCTCGACGAACTCGATCAGCCCGGCTTCCTCATCATCATTTTTCCAGAGGATATTGCCGATTTGCAGCAGGGCGAGGTTGTCGTCCGTTGCGATGGCTTTCAGTTCAAAGTCGCCGCAGGAGGAATAGCGGCGGCTCCAACGCAGATATTCGTAGCTCTCTATGATGCCGGACATCTGTCGACTTTGGTTGAAAATGTATAGCTCCATATCACACCCCCAGGAACTGCGGACGATAAAGCACAGTCACTTCCAGCAAATCCATATTCGAGTCCGCATCGTAACGGAGTGTATTTCTCCCGGCGGCGATTTGCAGGAAGGTAGAGCCAACATCCAACAGCGGGAAGGCGTTGGTTTCGGTTGTACCGATGATCCTCGTGACGCGCTTTCCGGCAAACTGCGTAAACACATGGATTTCCTCGCCGTTTTGCATAGCCTCATTGATCTTGATAAACGCGCCGGAGCCGATATCCGCCAGACTCGGATTCGAAACCGCGCCCAGGGCCTTGAACACCACCTCGCAGCCGGAAGCGACATCACCGATGTTGTCGATGGTTATAATCTGGCTCGGCTGGCGAATGCCAAACTCAATGCCCGGAGGCGTGATCTCCAGCGGGAAGCTGAAATTCTCCTGCCACGACGCAAGCTCGGCGCGGACTTCCTCCAAGGTCTCAAAGAACGGACTCGGACACAAAAGCGATATGAAAAACCCTGGTGCACGGGAAACCGTGCCGACCGCAAACCCGGCCTCCTCCACAATGCAGGAGATCTGCCGACCCCGGTACACCAGTGTTCCGCGCAGCTTCGGCGTGAAAATCTTCAATAGTTGCTTCCTATATTCAAAGCTCTGGTCGATGTTGTCCGCCAGAATCGTGCCCTCGATGGTGATGTTCCGCATATCCAGCGTGCTGGAGATATAGAACGCGCCGTCCTGCTCGGGAGCGTGGAAGGTGCTGATGGACTGCCGGACAGTTCCCACGCCGTCGAGCTTGGATAAGAAAAATGGCTTTATCTGGTTGAGCGTGACGCTCTCGCCGTTTTGGTTTGTGTATGTCAAAATCATCGCTACACCCCCATAGCCAGCTTGCGGGAGAGATTTCGAAACTCACGAGCCGCGTCTTTTTCACTGAGCGCCTTCGGGGAATTGAGCGTGATGTAGTTGGTTGTGGTAGAGCCGGAACCGTATGCGCCGGAGCCGCTTGCGTATTCATTGGCAAAACCCCCGTGTAAGGTGGGATTGATATCAAAGTCGGTGGGGATCGCGTCGCGCATATCCTTCGCCACCTTACTCATGGCGGACTCGAAGCCCACACCGATGCCTTCGCCCATGTCCGCGCCCAACCCGGCAAAGAGCGTCGACGGCGAATGTATGCCGAAAAAGCTCTTGATGCCGTCCACAATCCCGGAGAAGAAGCCTTTTATCTTGCTCCAAATCCAGTCCTTGACGTTCAAGATGCCCTGCCATAAGCCTTTGATCAAATTCGCCCCAGCATCGACGAGCATATATACCAGCGAGCCGATCGCGGACACAATCGCCGAAATAATCTGTGGTATGGCTTTGACCACCTCGACAATGATGGTCGGGAGGTTCTGAATCAGCGACACGAAAAGCTGTACCCCGGCGAGGATGATTTTGTCGATGTTCCCGACGATGGCGTTGACCAGTCCGCCGACGATCTGCGGGATCGCTGCAACGACTGTCGTTATTATCGTGGGAAGGTTCTGTATCAGGGAAATCAGGAGCTTCACTCCGGCGTCTATGATAAGCGGTATCGAGCCGATGACCGCATTGATTACATGGTGGATGATTTTGGGAATCGCCGCTACGATTGCCGTGATGATTGTGGGCAGAGCCTCCACCAGCGACGTGAGCAGCTTTATGCCCGTGTCTATAATCAGCGGAATGGAACTGATTATGAAATCGACGATGGACATGATAATCTCTGGCAGCGCGTCTATAATCACAGGAATGGAATCCAAAAGCCCCTGCGTCAGCCCGGTTATGAGGTCGAGCGCGGCTTGCAGGATCATGGGCATACTGTCAATCAAACCCTGAACGATGGTCACGACGGCATTCACAGCCGCCGGAATGAGAAGCGGCAGGGCGTTGCCGATGCCCTGCACGAGCGAGGTCACAAGTTGAACGGCGGCGTTAATCAGGAGTGGCAGATTTTCGATTAAAGCCCCGACAATCGTCATCACGGCATTTACCGCCGCCGGGATCAGCCCCGGCAAAAGCGTCAGGAGTGTGTTCAGCACCTGATTGAATAGATCGGTCACGGTAGTGAGCAAGGTCGGTAAAAGATCGCCGACCGCAAGTAATATTCCATTTAATGCCGGAGGCATCGCCTGAACGATGTTTTCAATAACGGGCACGATATTCTTGACCACAGCCTGAAAAGCCTCCACCAGATTGGAGGTCAGGTTCATCATGTCGGCGTTGGCGTTGCCAAGTCCCGCTACGAAGGATTGCGAAGCCGCAGATAAAAGCCCCAGTGAGCCTGTAATCGTCTCCGTTGATTCCCGCGCGAAGTTTCCTGCGTACTGCTCGGTGTTTTCAAAGAACATCTGCATGGCAAGCTCCGCTTTTTCAGCGTTGGAAGCCGATGCCCAGACGAAATCCAGCCCTTTGGAGGCGGCGTATGCCTGAACGCTGGTTGCGTTCATCGCCACACCAAGGTTATCCATCATGGTGAAGTTGCCCTTGGCGGCGGCTGTGACGCTGTCGAGTGCGGACTGCATATCTATGCCCATGACGGATGCCATGTCCGCCGCCCGCTGCAGTGCAGCGGTGGTCAAATCCACGCTCTTTTGCTGCTCGATGCCGGAGCCTTGAAAAAGCGCACCCATTTTGTTTGCACTTGCAAGAAACTGACTTTGAGACACACCCATGTTTTTATAAGCGTCCTCGCCGATGCGCTGGACATTATCGGCATATTGACCGAAGACGGCTTCAGAGCCGCCGAGGTTCTGCTCCAGTTCCCCGAAGGACTGCACGACCTCTTTGCCGAGCTTGATCGCCGCCGCGCCAGCCGCCACGACAACGGCACCCATTGCCAC